AGGTTTGACTTGATAATGTCGACTTCAATCTTGTCGCCGACGCTGCTGGTACGAATGCCAACCTTTGCCTTGACTGTTCCACCAGCAAGTTGTGATACTGGATTAAGTGCTGCATCACAGCGCACCGTGTATCCGTTATCAATCTTCTTGCCATTGGCATCAAATGCTTGGAATAATGCACCCTGTTCGCGTAGCGGAGCAAGGATTGCAATTAGTCTCGAAGTAACAGCCGAGAAGATTGTATCTCTTCCATCAATGACGCTGAAGACAAGGTCCTCAAGCGAGCGCTGTGCTTCAACAACAACTGTGTTGATTATGTCCTGAGTTGTGATGTACCTAAAGTTTTCCTCATCAAGAGAAAGTGATCTTGCACCATAGATTCTAACTGAGTTTTGTATAACCCTAATAGCATTTACGCCAGCAGTATCAAGTTGATCACCGACAGTCTTATTAATATCTGATGCAACACCATTAATGAATCTTGCTGAAGAAATTAAACCGGCAGCTGGAGTTTGTGCTCCACTTTGGTTATGTGCGAGAGCCCTCTTAGCTGCTACGTAGCCATCTGGCGGAATTCTTCTGGTTACTCCAGGTATATCTGTTGGAACGTCAACCCATGGGTAATAGATGGCTGCATGTTCCGTATTTTCTTCAGTTTGAAGATCTTCAACTTTATCAATTGCAGAGCCTGAAGTATCAGCAACACCAGCATGCAGAATTGCAATTCTGTTGTTTGTGTTTGCATGTGCTATCAATGCAATTGAAACATCATATGAGGACTTTGTACTTCCATCATAATCTGTTACTGGATCTGCAGGAGCTGCAGGACGTGTTGCTGTTTCCGCATCAGGTATTGCAACCGCTCCAGCGCCAAGAGCATCATTGAAAACATCAAGGCCATCAATTAGGTCTGCGTCTGAAACCGATGTTCTATCATCATCTCCTGCAGAAAGAGCAGTGGATGCAAGAACAGAAGGTATCGTTGTTGCGCCAGATGCCGCAGTGGCAGTTACATATCTTGAAGCAACAGAACTCAGGTTAATTCTTCCAGCAGCTTGTGCCACAGAATTAACAGCCCCTGTTGAGTAAACCTGCGAACCGAGATATGAAATGTTAACTCTGAAAGTTGATGCAGTTGGCTGCTCAACTTCTACCTCAACATCTTCGCTCCAGTCTCCTGGTCCGTTTGCGGTTATTGTAAGAACAACATCTGTGGCATCATCTTCAAGTTCAAGCAAGCCCGTTGTTGCGCTTGCGCCAGCAACGCGTGAGATGTATGCCTGAGTTCCGCCCTCCTCAAAGAATGCCTCAACAGTTGGATGGAGATATGAGTATGAGACATATCCACCAAAGTTGAATTCGAAATCGGCAATGCTCTGGACGAGTACAGCCTCTCCAACAGGGCCGCGTTCTGCAAGACCGACAACAAACAACTGCGATGATTCGCGAACGGTTGCAGAAGACGGTCCAGTTCTGACTGCGGTTGAAATAACTACACCGGGCATAAGACCTTCCTATGGTTTTGTCGATGGGCAATCCCGTCTAACGTGTTCTATTGTACAGATAATAACTGTCAGATAATTGCAACTGTTCAAAAAGAATGATTTATCAATATTAATCAAAATAAATCAGTCTGGATCTAATGGTGGAAGCTCCTCTGTTACTGCGGCTGTTTGAATATCAAGTTGAATTTCATCAACAACGCCAATTGGCTTTCTAGAAACGACTTCGTCTATTTCCATGTTGTATCCAATGTATGCTCCAGCCATCATTCTGTCACCTTTTAGTAAAGTGATGTCAGAAAACTCTTCCCTGATGCTTCCTTCGTCAATCATTGCTTTAAAAGAGTTTCTTACGTCAAAAGCTTTTAAGCATGGATAATCAAGTAAAGCTGAGCGTACAACAGTGGTCAATCTGTCTCTCATGATTGTCACTTCTTCTGAGAACTCAGTTCTAACCCAAACATATGTTCTCATTGCATATCTAACACGATATAGAGGATCAGGACCATCAAATCCTATTCTCTCTAACTGGCTAGTTGAAATAGCAACAGTAATCAGTGTTGGCCACGCATCTATTGCAAGCGGCTCATAGGTGATGAATTCTTCTGGCGTTGGAAGAGTTTCATCATCAAGATTCCAGCCGTTACGGTAGTCAACTATTCTTACCGGAATGTCAGTTTTGAGGTAATCATTGACATATTTTTTTGCAAAGTGTGGACCATGCATTAATGGATAGTAGGGAGCATCGGCCATATTTAATCTTCGTTTCTAACCCGTCCACCGTCTGCAACATACTTGGCCGTTCTTTGTCCAAGTCTTTCAGCAAAACCGGCTGGCTCAAATATTATTTTTCTTTGAGGCATCTTACTTGTTCCGGTTTGATGGAATCTTGCATATTCTATTCCCTTTACTCCAAACGCGGCACGGTCTCTGTCTAGTTCCTCATGGTTAAGTCTTGAAACACCTTGAAATAAGTCTCCAGTTCTTACCAGTATTCCCGGAAAACTATAGTTCTCAAATTTCCATGCGGAGTATTCGGCATCAAGTGGAGCCCATCCTCCAACAAGAAGGCCCTTTTCTCTGTAGTTCTCTGTATATTTTTCTCTTAGTTCTCTTCTTGCCCACCTAAATACAGGCTTAAGATCTCTTGCTCTCTCTCGCATTTTTTTAATACGATCAGTTGCTTCATCTTGATCAAGGTGGACATAAACACGAACGTAGCTCACCTTATGCAATCCTTGTTCTTCTGTACTTCCTTACTGAAGCAAGTTCTGTATCCAAAAATCCAGTGATAAGTGGGCCAGTATTTCTTGTGTTTAGGTCTTTGAGTCCAACAACATCATCATGCATGTTTTGCATTTCTCTAGATGCTGCTCTTAGTATCAACAACTTGAAAAGCGGTATTTGGGTTCCATCAAGTCCTGCATCATATGTAATTGTTACAAGATCACCATCTTGGCCATAAAAATATTCAATACCAAAACGTCTGACTACATAGTCTTGTTCTTCTACAAGTATTCTTTCATCAGCATTTAAAGGTTTTACTTTTACTTCTGAAACAGAAACTATGGGAGAGTTTCTTACATAGATAGTGTTCGGAGGCTCTGCATATGTAGTTGAGTCAACAGGACTGGAATTTTGGAATGAGTCGTTGTAGTAATTGCTTCCGGTCGAGATGAAAGTACCCATTGGGATACCATTGAACATAGATTCAATTCTGTACTCCTCTGTAAATTCGGTTACCTCAATTGGCCTGCGGAGAAAAGACTCAAGTTCTGATTGAAGTCCAGCAAGTATCAAATCGGCAGCATCCTGCTGACGAAGGGTGAACTTGACATCCATATACGTAACTAGATCAGATTTAGTAACCAACATAGAGAACTCCAAAACTAAATGAAGAAATATATTCTTCTTTAGCCTCTTCTGGCCCTTCCTGCTGCTTCTGCCCTTGATCTACGCCTATTTGCTGCGCGTGTTGCTGCCTGTTGCTCTCTGATCAACCTTTGAAGAGTTTCTCTGGCCTGACCTGGCCTAGCTCTTCTTGTCGCCCCTCTATAGGCATCTCTGTCTGCCGCAGAAACTGCTGGCCTGGCCCTATATCTTCCGCCCCTGCGTGGAATCTGTGAAGCTGTGCCGAGAGGAGTTTGGGCCAATCCAGTTTGACTGGTGCCTCTTCTTGTTCCAGTCACACGTCCGGGAGCATATCCCTGACGACCAAGTGAATACTTGGCAAGCCTATTTCTTGTTTTAGCGTTGCCAAAAATTCTCTTCGTTAATTCGTCAATAGCTTTTATTCTGTTTCTAGCTGCATTTTTTGCCCTCTCTGATCTTGAAGTACGCAAAGTACGCCTAGCCTTTGCTGATTCTTCCTGAAGAATTGCAGCATCATCAGTAATGTCGGGTCCAAATCTTAATCCAGGCATATTTCTTCACCTTTTTCTGAAGAGTGTCCCTGGAATTATACCATTGACTGTTTATGTCAATATTTAACGATCTGCGTTTGGCGGTCTCTCAATAGTCGGTCCATTGTCTATTGTCCCAGGAGGGGCCTCAACCGGAACCCAAGCTCTTGAATAATTGTGCTCAGAAATATTTCTTGTCTTAAATATTGAACCATCCACCATTAAGTCAAGTTCATTATTTTTCATAGAAAGCACTCTTTTTATTTCTTGATCAGAAAACTTTCTAGATTGAATTAATTTACGTACAATTCTTGACATTGGTCTAGCGACGATTTCTCCTCTACCCCTATTCAGGCGAAGGTGAAGCATCATTGCCTCCAGTGAGTCAATATCGTGAACTATGGCCGGAATTTTCCCATTCATGCTAGAACTTATTTGTTTTATGTTTCTAGCAAGAAGCACTCTCTCGGATCCATCAATGATCTCTAGGTTCTGTTTTCTAACATGTATTGGCTC